GGAGTTGAACGGTGTGCGCTACGTTCGCCGCGAGTCGAGCATCCTCACGACGGGCGAGCGCGAGGCTCTACAAGAGCCGCAGCAGAATCGAGACGAGGACCGCGAGCGCTCTTAGCGCCTCCTCCTCATAGACGGGTAGGGCGCGGCGGATCCGCGCCTCGGCGTCCAGGACTAGCCGTGCGTCGTCGAACCCGCCCACCGTGCTCCTCGTCGCCCACCCTCAACGTAGGCTCAGCGAGGCGACTCGGGCGATGCCCCGAGCGAGGGATTCGCACTCGCATTGGGACAAATCGGGTCGCATCCTGCACACTCATGGGCGTACAGTCAGATCACACCTAAGGGAAGAGGAAGCATGAAGAGATTCGTCACCGTGACGGCCGCCGTCGTCATCGGACTCGGCGTCACCGGAGGAACCGGCTACGCCATCAGCTCGCAGATCAACGGCAAGAACATCAAGAAGGGCTCGATCAGCTACGACAAGCTCTCGAAGTCGGCCGTCAAGAAGCTCCGAGGCAAGACTGGTCCGCGCGGCCCGATCGGAGCGGCAGGACCGATGGGTTTGGCTGGCGGCCCTGGATCTCCCGGCGCAGCCGGCGCGAACGGCGCGAACGGCGCGAACGGCGGATTCGACCCGGCGAAGGTCAGTTACGTCACGGGACCGGACACGACGGCTCCGGGAGGCGGAGTCGTTACGACCGCCCAAGCCTTCTGCCCGGCAGGCACGAAGGTGGTCGGCGGCGGCTACTACTCGAACATCGCCATGAACGGCTACTCGGCCCCGAGGTCGGATGGATCTGGATGGGCAATGATCGTTGACAACACGACGGGGGTAGCGACAACGATCAACGCCTACGCGGTCTGCGCGGCTCCGTAGTCGTGACTCGTCGTCTTCGTCGTCAGGCGTGAGGACGTCGCGACCGGCCCACCCCTTAGAGTAAGCCGGTTGCCCACTCCACTCCATAAGGACCGCATCGACGATCCTGACGCCAAGCGTCCCAAACACACGCGAAAAGACTTCGACTCGCTGATCCGAGCAGCGTGGGATCAAGGCTGGTCAGTCACGAAAACCGGCAAGAACTACCTGCTGTGCAAGCATCCCACCAACGGGTCATTCGTGAAGGTGCCCAGCACACCGAGCAGCAACCGGACGCTGATGAACAAGCGATCCGAGTTCAAACGGGGCGGTTTGACGTTGCCGGATAGCGTGTCATGATGATGCTCATGGAGCGGAATTTCGTGATGACGATCCAGCGCGGCATTCCCATCACCGACGACGAGCTCGTCTCCGAGTCGGACCGGTTCGAGGAGTTCATCCTCGCCGACGAGCGGTCGAAGCACGCGCGTGGCCTCTGCATCGGCGGGAACTTCATCGAGCAGCGCCTCGACGCCAGCTTCACGCTGGAGGCCGACAACCCGCTGGTGATGCTTCAGCGGGCGCAGTGCATGGAGATGATCGTGAAGGACTTCGTCGACGAGAGCAACAAGGCGACTCAGGACGCCGCGTTGCGTTTCGGCGGGACGCGCGAACTCCAGCACGCGTAGAGCTGTGCGTCGTCTTCGTCGTCAGGCTAGGTGGCGGACTCGGCGTCGGGTAATTGGGCTGCTACTCCTCGGGTGGATGCTCAGGTAGCGGCAGCTGGATCGCACGGAGAATGTGCTCGAGGACCTTCTCCACGCGGTACTCGGCTTTGAGTCCGGTCTCGGATTTCGTCTGGATCGTCCGGAGCCGACAACGCAGCATGTCGCCCTTCGCGAACTTCTCGCCGGCATCCACGCGGCCGAGGAACGACTGGTCCTCCATGATCGCGCTGAACTTCGCCTCGCCGTCGGTCAGGCGCCACTTGTTGCCGTCGACGAACACGGGAGCGGCGATCGACAGGACGCGCTCGCTCACGTTGTCGAGCAGGACATCTTCGGACTGCGGTGGTAGTTCAAACGCGGCGACATCTTCCTCGGTGATCCGGACAGTGGCGCCCGCGCCGCGGATGACGAGCTCGTCGATGCCGTCGGAGCGCAGCGGCTGGACGACGACCTTGGCCTGTCGTCGAATCTCGATGTTGCGGTAGAGCTCTAGGCTCTGTACTGAGACGACCGCGATGGTCCCGTCATCGAGATGCAGACGGATGTTCCCGTCCTCGGCTGGGTCTTCCTTGGTGACCCAGCGACCGTGGAGCCGTTTCGTGATCGTCAGGAAACCGCCGACCATAGTGATCAGCCACTCGAGCGCCTGGGCGTCCTCTGAGGTGACGAGGTCACGGAACGAGTCCCAGAGTCCGCCTGCATCGAGGATCAGGTCGATGATGAACGAGCCCTGCCGCGTCCCCTTGATCTCGAGAACGAGCTGGGGACGATGCGGCTCCAGGATCGATCCGGCGAGCGAGTAGACTTGGCCGAGCGCCAGCAGCGCGGGCGCGAGCTCGGCAACGGGCATCGTGCCGTTGACGAGCGCGGGCCCGTCGTACGTGAGATCGATTTTCGCCTCGGCCACGCGCCAGACTGTACCCATGAGGGCGGCGTCTACGCCTTGGCGGCGGCCGCGGCGTCGGTGAGCTGGTTCGAGAGCACCTGCACCGCCGAGAGCTTCGCGGTGTAGTCGGCGCCCTTCATCTCGTGTGCGTCCCAGCCGGCGGATCCGCGCTTGATTCGTCCGACTTCGGGGCCGTAGGATTGCCAGACGCTCCACGCGGCTCCGACTGCGGCTTGCTCGGCGAGGGTCCGGTACGGCAGTGCCGGCTTCGCGGCCGCGGCTCGCAGGAGTGTGAGCTGGTCCTGAGCCGTGACGAGCTGGGCGGAGACGAATCGCTGATTCGTGACGGCCTGGTCTGCTCTCGTCGTCTCGGCGGCGAGTTGCGTGGTGAGGGTGGCGACGAGCGCGGCGAGAGTGGCGATCTGCGCGTCACGCGGATCGACCGGAGGCGGTGGAGGCGTGCCGAAGCTGATATTGACGCCGAGCGTGAGGCCATTCACCGCCTTCGCTGTGGGGTTGACGGTCAAGGTTCCATGCTCGAAGACGCGCGACCACGACCCGTCACTCGCCTGGACGGCGGCTGCGGTCGGCTCGCCGAGCGGCCTGAGCGCGGCGAACGGGTCAGCCGCCGATACCGACGAGTACGAGCCCGAACTCGTCGCCCACGATGCCTTGCCGGGCACGGCTCCGATCGCGTACCAGGCGATCGCGAACGCGTCCTCGGCTGGCGTGCCGGGGTTGTAGAGCGTCATGGCGTCGCAGCCAGCAGCACCGGCGTCGCGGATTCCGTCGAGGGCTCGCTGGAGGTTCGGGCTGCCGGGGATGATCCTGTTCGTCAGGTTGCCGCGGATGAAGTGCTCGTCGAGGGCTCCGTCGGCGTGCGCGACGATCTGCTTGCGGACCGGCGCGCCGGGCAAGTCAACCGTCGGGCCACAGTTGACATAGACCTTGGCTCCGAGCGGGTTGAGTTTGGCTCGGATGGTATCGAGGAGCGCGGCGACGATCGGCGCGTACTGCGCCGGATCAGCCAACCACGATGGAGCCGTCGACGGGATCTTGCCGCCGGGCCAGATCCACATCCAGCTCGTCATCGTATTGTCGAGCTCGACGCCATCCCAACCGTTGACGAACGCGACGAGGCCCTCAGCGGCCGCGTCCCGATACGCCTGCGAGCGAGGGTCGACGACGTACTCGGCGAAGCTGCCGACCTTGAACGGCTGGCCGGACGCGGTGTCGAGCGCCAGCCACCCGTTCGCCGCGCACTGCTCATAGGTGACGGCGACTCTGGCCGCTCCGGGACCGTCGACTGAGCAGGCGTTGGCGTAGCGGAGCGCGAGGCCGCCGCCGGCTCTCACCGAGTCGCGGACGTTCGTTCGGCCCGGGTTGATGAACGCCGACGAGAGTGGAACCGTGGGTGGCAGCGCGCCCGAGTCGGTCAGGATCGCGCAGCGGCGATAGATCGTAGGCATATCGAGTCCGATCAGTAGTGGACGATGATGTAGACGAAGCCGTCGCCGCCAGCACCACCGGCGCCCGACGCGTGCGTGCTTATCGAGGCGCCTCCGCCGCCGCCGCCGCCACCGGGACCGCCCGCGCCGCCAGTGCCGCCGTTAGCCGCCGCGACCGAGCCGCCGCCGCCACCGCCCGGACCGGGGAGCAAGATTCCCGCGGGGAGCGCGGCTGGAGCCGAGCCTGAGCCGCCCGCCGAAGCGCCAGCGCCGCCTCCGTTCGAGTCGTAGGCGTTCTGGCCGCCACCTTTGCCACCGGCCAAGCTGACGGGTGTCGCGGCGAGTCCCCCGCCGGAGCCGCCAGGCGCTCCCTGCCACTTGGCACCGCCGGCAGCGGCCGACCCTGCCGCTGCGCTCGCTCCGGCGACGCCAGAGACCTGGTTCGTTCCGCTGACGTTGCCGCCAGCCGCTCCGGCGACCGACGCCGCGGCACTCTTGCCGCCGCCACCACCCTTCGCCGTCGAGTATCCCGAGTCGACACCCGCGAAGCTAGAGAGGCCGCCATTGCCGCCCGCGACCCCGACGGCGGCGGTCGCGGCGGTGCCGGCGATCCCGCCAGCGCCGACGATCACGGCGACAGGCGACGCGAGCAGCGTCAGGTCGACGATGCTCTCCATCAGGTCGCCGCCAGCGCCAGACGCTCCGCCAGAGCAGGCGGTGCCGGACGCGACGCTCATCCCGGAGCCGCCGCCCGCGCCGCCGCCACAGATGCTGACGCGCGCGGCCTTCGCTCCTGCGGGGATCGTCCACGAATAGGTCCCCGCGACGGTGTACGCGACGAGCGTCGTTGCGCCCGCGTCGACGTACGCTTTCGTGGTGGCGTCGGTCGAGCCCGAGGGCGCGACGCCTAGCTGTTTGCGCGCCATTAGCCGAGGACGATCGCTCTGTACTGGGCGCCCGTCGGAGCGACGGCGAACGTCACCGTGACCGTGTTCGTCGTCGCCACGACGACGTCCGCGTCGACGACGGCGCCGGAGGAGACTTCGACGATCTGCACGATGACGTCGAGCGTGCCGAGCGAGTGCGTGATCGTCGCCGTCGTCGCGCCCGAAGGAACGTTGATCGCGTACTTTCGGGTCACGACGGCCGGATCAATCCTGGTCGAGGTGACGTCGGCGATGATCCCGCTGCCGGCGACGACCGCGAACGCGCTGCCGACGAGCGACAGGCCGACGCCAGCCGTGTAGGTGGCGCTCGATCCGCCGAGCTTCGTGAAGGCGAGCGCGGTGGTGCCGACGGTGATCGGATCGTTCGTCGTCAGCTGCCAGACGACGTCGCCGTCGACGGTGCCCTCAACCGCGGTCACGGCGAGCCCCGCGGTCAGCGTCCCGGTGTCGGCGTCGACGGCTCGCGTCAGCGCCGACGAGGCGCCCGTCCAGACCCAGATGCCGTTCTCTGCGCCCGCCGTCTGATCCTTGAGTAGCACCCGGTCGCCGGAGGCCATCGTGACGCCGTTGATCGTCGCTCCGGGCGCGGCGAGCGAGATATTCGTCGTTCCGGCGACGCGGACATTCGGCTTCCAGTCGAGGCCGCGGATCCCGGCCTGGAGCTGTTGCAGCGTCACCGCGTCAGTCGAGGCCGATCCGTCCGCGAGATTGACAACCCTATTGTTCGTGACGTCGAGGTTGACTAGGATCTTGCGCGCCATCTTTGGCTCCTATGAGAGGTAGAGGGTGCCGGTGAACGGCACGGAGAACGACAGGTAGACGTGCCCCGCCGAGTACGACACATCCGTCTCGACGAGGACTCCCGACGAGTCGACGAGCGTCGCGTCGGGCGGCGTCGAGAACGAGTGCGCCGCGTCGAAGCTCGACACCGAAGTCAGCGCATACGTCTCGACTGAGCCGCCCGCCGTGCCGGCCGGCCCGCGAGGTCCGGCGACGCCGACGAGCGACACCGAGACCTGCTGCGAGGGATAGGAGACGCCAGCCTTCGCCGTGTCGACGACGAGCCTGGATGGTCCCGGCGCGATGTCGACGGTGACTGTCTGCGTCGTCACCGAGTCACGTCCTGCTGCCACGCGACGCTGCCGGTCAGGAGCGTCGTCGTGAGGCCGCCGATGACGGCCTGGATGTCCCAGACGCCGCCGGGCGTGATCGTCGCCGTCAACTCCTTGGCCATCGAGACGGTGAGCTGTCCGAGCGTCGCATTCGTGACGGTGACGACGAACGCGACGCTCGTCGGACTCGCACGGCTAGAGCGCCACTCGGCCTGCCACCCCGTATGCGACGAGATGTCGACGGCGACGCCCGCGTTGACGATCGAGACGGAGAGCGCATAGTCGTCGCCGGAGTAGACGCTGATGTCGCTCGTCGCTGGCATCAGCCGGAGACCCGGATGTAACACTCAACGTCGGAGAGCGAACGATCCTGAATGCAGACCTCTCCGCCGTTACTCTGAGAGCCAGCAACGGAGGTGTTTCCCTCGACGGCCTTGTGTCCTCCGGGCGTCGAAGAGATGACGAAGCCCCAGTGGTCGCCGACTCCATCGTTGTTCCAGTCATAGATCGCGACGTCTCCCGGCTCGATTTCGGAGTGACCGATGACGCGCAGTCCGTGCTGGTCGGCATGGGCCGATGCGACCCACGAAGGACAGTACGCGACGTTGAATCCGGAGAGAAGGACACCGGCCTGTTTGAAGCACCACGTGCCGAAGCACGCGCACCACGGCTGGTGGTTGATGCCGGCGACGGCCTCGTACTGCGAGACACGCGGGCCGCTGTTCGATCCGGCGGGTTCCTCCTTGACTCCGACTTCGCCGAGCGCGATCTTGAGTGCGGCGAGCCGGTCGCGAGTGGCTTTCGCTTTGAGCTTGCTGGCCGGGTCGTCGTTCTCGATCATCGCGAGCGCCGCGGATGACAGGCGATCCTTGAGCGGCGGGTTGCCCTTCCTCTCGGCGCGACGATTTAGCGTGGTTCGCAGTGCGATCCATGCGCGTCCTGAGCCGGGGATCATTCGGACGCCGGGGTGAGGGATCCCGTGCCGATCGGCATATCTGACGCCGAGGCGCTTCCGACGGACTTGCTCCAGAGGGCGAACCATCAGGCGGCGCTCCCCGGAGTCGGAGGATCAGCTGGAGCAGGAACCACCGGCACGACCGGTGCCGGCTGGACGACGACGGGCGGCGCCAAGCTTGGGATGCCGGAGCCGTCGAGGTATCGGCGCCAGAGGTAGGCGACGAGGCCTGCGACGATCGGCGTTCCGACGATGAGGATCTCGTCCTGGACTGCCGACGAGACGTTGAGGCCGTGAGCGGCGGCGAGCGCGACGAGGTAGCCGACGAGGGCCTGGATGACGGTCCTCGCGGTCCTGTTCACGGCGTCCTGAGTGATGTTGGGCATGCGAAAGCCTCCCTAGTGGGATTCGATGATTCCGCCACGATGGGCGGAGGGTTGGCTGCGAGCCGCGCAGCCAGCGGTTTTCGTCAGCGGACGAGCAGGTAGAGCGTGCCTGTCAAGGCCGGAAATAAGACGGCGAGCAGCATGACCGCGCCGACAATCTTCGACTGCACGTCCTGGATCTTGTCCAGCGCCTCGGTCAGCCGATCGAACGCATCAGCCGCCGCCAACTCGGCCTTACCCACGGCCTCTTTGGCTGCGGTCAATGCTGCGCTCATCGCCTTCTCACGCTCGGCGAGTGCGAACTGGACGGCCATCTCTTGCGCTTGGAAACGCTCGTCCAGCCGCTTATTCCACTCCTCCATGAGTCTGGATTGAGCGGAAAACTGGATCTCGAAGAACTCTCGGAGTGTTGGCTCTGATGGGGTCATGATCAGCTGAGGTACTGCGGCGTGATCCGGACGCGAGCGTCGACGATGTTCGGAGCGGTGCCGCCCGTCGCGTAATACTTGCTCATGACGTAGAAAACGTCTCCCGCCGTCCACGTCGACGTGTCGAGGAGTGTCGGCGTCGCGTCGACACCAGTCGAGACGGTCGATCCGCCCGGAGCGGTGAACTGCTTCAGCGTCGGACCGCCGCTCGTGTTCGTCCGCGAGTAGCCGTAGTAATAGATCAGGGTGTAGGGGGACGTGCTCTGGAATACGATGTCGATCGCGAAGTAGTACGAGCCGGTGAACGGGATCGTAGCGTTGAGGAAGTTCCCCCATCCGCCGGCCGACGCTACCGTCGCGCCGAGCGAGTACACGGCCGGGTTGCCGCCGAGGAAGACCCATTGGGACCCGTTCCACGCCATGTGCCAGATCGCGTCCGTGGACGACTGCGGCTCTAGGTAGACCTCTTGGCCGGTGGCGGGACTGGTGGGTAGCGTCGAGACGAATGGCGTGGCTGCCCGGTACGTCTCCCAACTCGTACCATTGTCATAGTCGAGGATCGCCTGGTCGGTGCTCTTGTAGATGCGTCCTTGCTTTCCCGCTGCTGGCTTCGACGCGTTCGCTCCCTGCGCGTACATCGCGAACGACGAGTCGACGCTCGTGGCGAGGTCTTGTATCTGCTGCGCGCCCGAGCCCGAGGTTCCGACGGGCTCGGTTCCGAGCGGATAGGGCAGCGCGGCGCGTGTGGTGATTCCTGGCATCGAAAGCAGCTCCTAAGGGGTATGCATGGCGTTCCACGTCGCGTAGCGGGTGTACAACGCGTTCCACGTCGCGTAATTGGTGTGGAGGAGGTCCCACGTGTTGACGCTGACCGCCTGGTACGAGTAGAGGATGAGCCCGGCCGGCTTCGCTGCGACGATCGCGGCATGGACGGCGGTCGTCGACGGCGTCTCGCTCGTCTTCGTGTAGACCTCGAAGTTGTACGCGTCGGGTGTCCGTTCGAGGATCTGGACGCTCTGCGTGCCGATGAGGAGTGGTTGGATAGCGCCGATCATCGCCGCCTGCGTGCCACGCTGGAAGCCTCCGGTCGCGTGGATCCACGATCGACGCGCCGCGTCCATGGTGACCGTTGAGGGGATCTTGACGCCGACGAACTGGGCGAGCCAGTCGAGCGACTCGGATGCCGCCCGGTCGACGTCGAGGAGCGTCGAATAGCCGGGCTCGCCCGTGGCCGGGTCGTCTCGGACGAGCGCAGCGACCGCTTCGACGCTGGCGCACGTCGCGTAGCAGAGCGCGGCGAGTGGGTATCCCTGCGCGGCCTCGTCATACCCGGCTGGCGCCACGTACGAGTAGAGCTGCTCGGCGACGACGCCGAGCGTAGGTCGAACCGCGGGCATCTAGCTGACCGTCCCCACGATCGACGCGCCGACATCCGTCCAGCCGCCGCCGCTCGTCGCGGTCGTCGGGACCGTCGCTCCAACCGTGTCGAGCGTCACATCGACCGTCCCTGTCGGCGATGCTGCCGTGCCGATCGTCAACGCCGAGTAGTAGTCGACGCCGGGCGTGCCCGAGATGATCGCGGAGACGTCCTGATACCGGACGAGCGGCTGCGCGACCCATCCAGCCGTCACCGCTCCGGCGTCTGGCGGGACGCCGAAACCGAGCGGCGACAAGTATCCCTCGATCGCCTGATTGACGGCCGTCTGCACATCCGTCGTCGCGTACCCGGCGAGCGCCTTGACGGTGTACGACACATAGACCGTCGCCAAGATGCGCGCCATCACGAAGACTTGGAAGTTGATCTCTCGCAGCGAGTCGAGCCACGTCGCGAGGCTCGCGATGCCGCTCGGCGCGCCGCCCGACGCGTCCATCACGACGACCGTCACGCAGCGAGAGATACCGGTCGCGGGGCCGGCGCTCGTGCCGCCGTTCGCGGTCCCCGGATCGTACGTGTCGATCGCCAACGCGCGGAAGACCGGACTGATATCTGGTCGTGAGAGTGCGAGGATCGCGAAGTCGACCGGCAGGATCGGACGCGGCGCCAGCAGCGTCAACTCGCTCGACAATCGTGCCTGGTACGCGTCGTCGGTCTCCGCGTCGAGACCACCCGTACTGACGCTCGTCGCGACGACCGCGCCGACGCCGACGAGCGACACGCCGAGCGGATCGACGGTGTCAACGAGCTGGATCGTCGAAGTCGCCGGATATGCGTTCTGCGCCGCTCCCGGCTGGACGGCTATGAGCGTCGCCGCGACGGGGGACGCGGCGAGCGTTGTCGACGCGGCGAGAACCCACGCCGTCTGTTGCCCCGTCGGGTCGACTATCGCGAACTGCGTCCCAGCAGCGATCTGCGGCGGATACCCCGTCGTCGTCGCGATCGTCACCGAGATTTGAGCCGACACCGCCTCGATCGGGTAGATCCCGACGAACGGCCCCCAAGCGCGGAACACCGACGCCGGGACGTCCGCAGCGACGCTCATCAGCTCCGCGATCATCGCGGCGAGCGCGCGCATCTGAACGACCTCGACGTTGCCCTGCGCCGGAACCCATCCCGGATACTGCGCCGCCCACGAGTCAAACGCGGCCTGCGCGAGATCATCCGGATTAGCGTCGATCACGTACGGCAGATAGCTCACGAAGACGCCCCAGTCGTGTCGACGAGGATCCCGTAGACGAGATCGTCGTACGCGTCCGGATCGAGTTCGATCAGCGCGTCTGAGCGCGGCTCGAACTGTCCTATCGTCGCCGTGACGAGCGCAGCCGCGACTTCGGGGAGCTGCGCCCACAAGCTCGGGCGGCCATAGTCGGGGTCGAAGTCGAGCGTCCCCTTCTCCGTCCGCAAAACGAGCTCGATGCAGTCGTGGATGTCGCTCGGCGAGTCCTGATCGTTCACGACGAGGCGGCCCGTCGAGTCGGCGGCGACGGGGAGGGCGATATGTGGAATCAGCGTCAACAGAGGCTCCTAGATGGCGTGCGGATCGCCAGCCGATGCGGGCCACCACGCGACGACCCACGGCTGACCAGCCGAGTCGAGCGCGACGAGCGCATAGTCCGACGCGGCGGGCGTCGTCGGAGTTGTCGGATGCTCCGTCCACGGCGCGCGCCACGTCTCACCCGACGAGAGCTGCACGGCGACGAGCGACGAGCTCGAGGCGGGCGCCGCGACGACTCGACTGGGAATGAGTTCGGATCCCGCTTCGGGCTGGGGCGCGACGAGGAGCATGTCGTCGAGGCGAGTCATGCGACGTAGCTCCGGATCGCGGTCACGGTGCGGTAGTTCCACGGCTCGACGTGCATCGGGTCGCCGCCGAACTCGACGACCTTGCCGGAGCCGACATAGACGGCGACGTGGTCCGGATTCGTGTAGAAGATGAGGTCGCCCGGCTTCGGCGCGGTGACGGCTGAGCCGTGCGCCTGGAGCGTCGACGTGTTTCCGGAGCCGTTGTATCCCGCTCCGTTCGGGTCTGGAGCTCCGGCCGCCTTGAAGACGAGCGTCGCGAACCCCGAACAATCCGTCGTCACGCTCGACGACGCCCAACTCGACGGGATCGGGCGGACCTCGGCGTAGGTGAAGCGGCTGCGGTTGTTGTAGGCGAGCGCGGCCTCCGCGACGATCCGTTGGCGGATCGGCGAGAGGGTGAACGCGTTCGCTCCGATGAGTTGCGCCGGGTTCAGCGTCGTCGCCGGATTCGTCGACGTCGACGGGTTGCCGAGCTCGTCGATCGTCGTCGGAGATCCACCCGCGGCGGTGCTCGTCGTCCGAGATCCACCCGCGCCGGCCGTCACGTTCGACGTGACAGGCTCCGGGAAGCTATACAGCTTCTTCGACAGCGTGAGCGTCCCCGCCGCGTCGAACAAATCACGCTTCACCGACGTGCAGATCCAGTAGCCGGGATCGGCCGGCCCGACGCCTTCGACGGTGAAGACTGCTCCCGTCCAATCCTTCCACGCGCCGACTCTAAGGTTGACGGTGAGCGGGCTTCGCGGCGCGCCTTCGTCGAGCGCGAAGTCGATCGTGTCGACGCTATTCGTGAACTCTTGGAGGTTCGCTCGGACGGGTTGGCGGAGCAGATCATCATCCGAGATGAACCAGACGGTGTTCGTGCCGACGACGAAGAACTTCCGCCAAGCGATCTCCGCAGCGAGCCGCGTCAGGCACGCCCACGTATCCTCGACCGGCCCTCCCGGCTTGCCTCGATAGAAGTCGTAGGGTCCAGCGGCGGACGAGTCGACGATGCCGCTCGTCGCATTCGCTAGCGAGGCGAGCGCGATCTGGGCGAGTGTCGATCCGGCGGATCCGTACGGCGCCATCGCGGTCGTGTGCCAACCAGCGACGAGCGGCACGACGCTCGCATAGATGCTCGGGAGGCTTGGGTAGCCGCTCGACGCCCAGCCGGAATGCTGGAGCGCTGAGATCTGGACGGCTGGAGGCTTTCCGCGAGCGCCGCTGATCGCGTCTTGAATGCTGGGCGCGGCGTGCCCGAATCCTCTGATCGTCGCGACGCCCGTCGCCCATTTCGCCGACAAGTCGCCCGCCTGCGAACCATTCAACCCGGTCCAGACGCTGCCGCCCATCCACCGCGTGTCGGTATTGCCGACGTTCAACCAGTTCTGATCGTTATGGCCTGAGGGGAGAGTCGCGCCGACGGACTCCTCGTTCGCGAGCTGCGCGGCGACGACTCCGATGTCGAGGCCGGTGCCGCTCGCGTACGCGACGATGAAGTCCTTCTGCGTCGACGAGAACCCGCGACCGCGCGTCTGCGGATTCGACGGAGCGCTCGAGACCGGCGTCGATCCGAAACTCGGACCGTTCGGCGCACCTCCGAAACCACCACTCGTCGATAGCGTCGGCTTCGGGTCGCTAGGATTCCGCTTCAAGTCTGACGGCGCCGGGTCCCGGGGCGAGAAGAACCGGACGCCAGGCGTCTGCATCGCGATCCGACGAGCGAACGACACGCGCGTGTGGCCGCGACCACGCTCGACCTTCAGCCGCGTCGTGTTCTTCTTCATCAGCTTCACGAGCGTCGGAATCCACGTCGACGTGAGCGAGTCGCCGCTCTTCGAGAGTTGCCAGAGCGAGTACTCGTCTCCGGCGACGATGCAGGTCGTGGTGGCGACGAAGATGCCGGACCGCAGAAGCGTCCGCTCTGCGTCGTCGAAGACGAGCGTCAGCGTCGGCACCTGGTCGATCGTCCAGTCGATGCCGCCACTGGTGACGCCGCCGATCACGTCCATCGTCAGTGCGGGGCCGGTGACGATGATCGACCGGATCAGTGCTTCGTGGTGCGGCGTTCCTGCCGTCGTTGAGGCGGCGAGCGCGACCTGACGATGCTTCGCCGCGACGCTCTTCGCCGCATTCGTCGACGCCGTCGCGACGAGGCCTTGGAGCGTCGCCACTACCGCGACTCCTTCGGGATCCGAAGCGTCTGACCCGGCTTGATGCTCTTCGGGTCGCGGATCTTGTTCGCCGCAGCGATCAGCGTCCACTTCTTCGCGTCTCCGAGGAAGCGATGCGCGATCGATTGCAGCGTGTCGCCCTTGCGGACGGTGTACCGCGTGAACTTCGCCGACGCCGTCTGCGTCTTCGTGACGGCGTTACCCGTCGTCGTCGCCTGAGTCGTGTACTCCATCAGGTGGATGACGGCGTGCTGACGCTCACGCTCGCCCGTCTTCACGTTGACGATCCGGTCGCCCCAATCGATCCCGACGCAGACCCACGACGCGCCCGAATAATCGATCGCGCCGGTCAGCTCGATCGGACAAGGCTCATGGCTCGGCCCTGCTTCGCCGCAGATCGCTTCGAACGTCTGAATGTCCGGCTCGACGGACTGGCCCCACGACCCGTCGGCCTGGAGCTTGTTGTGGCCGTTGAAGAAGACGCCGATGGTGCGCTTGAGCGCGGGCCAGCCGGCGAACGTCGTGATGCTACGCCGGTGTGGGCGCGGAACCTCGTTCCAGGTACCGGCGATGCCCTCGATGACGTCGGGGTTCGTCGAGTCCATGCGGACGGTGACTGAGAGTCCGAGTTGGTTGGACGAGAAGACGACGAAGCCGGCGCGTGGCGGCGTGAAGATCGGCGGCTTCACCGCGCCCTTCGTCGAGTGCGACGTCTTCTTCTTCGAGGCGCCGTGAGGCCGCGTCACGTGACGCTGCGTCATGTGACGCTCCGCAGCGCGACGACGCCATCGATCATCTTGCTTGCGAGGACCGAGCCGGAGACGACGAGCTGCACGATGATCGGCTGTCCGTCACTCGCGCCGCGCGTCTCGGCTGCCGTCTGGACTTTCGATCCGACGGGCAGCGTCACGCGTTCAGGGCCGAACTCTCCGACGAGCGTATGCCGTTCGCCGGGGCCGACCATCCCGCCATACGCGCGGCCTGGGCCGTGCGCTCCGGGAGTGTTCGTGCGGACGTAGTCGAACGCCATCATCGTCGCCTGGTTCGGCGACATCGGACCGCTCAATAGGTTCGTGCCGCCCGACTTGGCGGTTCCTATTGTGACTCCCGCGAGGCCGAGGATCGACGCGAGGCCGTGATAGACCTTTTCGAGTGCGTTCACGAGGTCGTCGAAGATGTTCGAGACCATCTTCTTCGCGTCCTTCCACGCCTTACCCCACTGCCCTCCGAGAAGGTCCGTGACCACTGTCAGGAGGCCGAAGATTTGGTCGAGCGCCACTATCACCGGGAACGAGACGACCGCCCAGATCGCTCCGAGGATCGCCTTCGCGGTTTTGCTCTTCCCGAGGAACCGCTCGATCGCGCCCACAGCGCGTTCCACCTCGCTCACGATCTTCCTGAAGTTCGCCGCGATCGCCTGCATCTCGCCGCGGAACTTCGGCGAGAAGTGCCACAACGCGATCAGCCCAGCGCCGAGCAGGACGATCGCCGCGACGACGACCGCCGCTACCGTCCCAACGGCAAGCAGCGGCGCCAACGCGAACGTCTCCGACGCGCCCAGCGTGAAGAACGCCTCCGTCATGAACGCCAAGGCTCCGACGACTCCCGGCGCGACCTTGATCAGCGTCGGCAGAACACCCGCCAAGCCGCTAATCAGAGGATTCAACAACCGCAGCGCGACCAGGAACTCCGTCGCCTGCTTCGCGTCCAATCCAAATAATCCGGCGAACTTTCCGAGAAACCCGACGAGCGCCGCGCCGTGCTGGACGATCGCCCAGGCTCCGGCGGCGATCCCGACGAGCGCCGAAGAGATCGCCGGCCAGTGCGTCTGCAGCCACGCGAACGCGGTCTTCACGCGCGACCAGGTATCCGTCATCGCGTCGCCGATCCGCTGCGCGCCCGTCACGCCTTCCCGGTTCGGGTCGCCGAGCCAGTGATACAGGCGGATGATCTCGGCGGTCGCCCAGCTCGTCACCTTCGCGACGCCGCCGACCATGCTCGCGATCGCGTTCTTGCTTGAGCCGCTCGACTGGTTCATGAAGTCGACGAGGAACGATCCGAGACGCTTCAACGCCGGCAACGCGGGCGCGTAGATCGTCCCCAGCGCCGCCTCGACCGACCCCTTCACGTTCGACCAGATCTGGCCGATCGTGTTCGCCTGCATCATCATCGCGCCGTGGAAGCGCGAGTTCATGCCATCCAGGATCACGTTGATCGCGGCGTTGCCGCCGATCAGGCCAGCACTCATCGCCTTCGCGAGCGTCGCGCCGTTGACGTTGTACGCCTTCTCCAGGATCGCCTCGACGGGGATCCCCTCGGTCGCGAGTTGCGAGACCTCCGACTGGTTCAGCGTCCCCTTCTTCCTGATCTGGCCGAACGTCTTCGCGATCGCCGTCGCGCCAACCGTCCCCGTCCCGATCGCCGCCGACGCGTCGCCGATCCGCGTCATCAGCGGGATCAGCTCCGACGCGTGGAAGCCGGCGGCGAGGAGCATCTCATCCGTCGTCGCGAGGCTCTGCACGTCGAACGGCGTCGTGTTCGCGAAGTGGACGAGGCTGCCCCACGTCTTCTGCGCCTGAGCGGCTGAGCCCGTCAGCTTCGTCAGCGAAGCGACGGCGGTCTCCTTCATCGCGTCGAACTTCAAGCCGACGATCCCCGCGAATCCCGCGACCGCTCCGACAGCGAGGCCGACGATCGCGACGGCGGCGACGAAGATCGCAGACGCGATCGCCATCTTCATGAAGTTCGCCGTCACCAAGTGAGTGACCTTGTCGAACGTGTTCGAGTAGCCCTGAGCAGCCTTCCCGGCGACGCTGAACACCTTCGTTGACGCGGCCGCCCAACCGTCCTGCTCGACCTTCGACTTCGCGAGCTTGTCGTTGAGGCCCGAGACGCTCTTCTTGACGAGTTCGAGGTCTCCGGCCGTCGCGGCAGCGCCGATCGCGCGGAGCCGGAGGACGACGTCCTGAGTGGAAAGGTCAGCCACTCGAAGCGCCCTTCAGCATGTCCGCGATCTCGTTCCGGATCAGCACCGCTTGGCGTTCCATCCATCCGAGTCGGAGACGCTCTGCCGCTTCGACGAGCTCCACGAGCGTCGCGAGGATTGCAGGGTCGTCGCTGCTCATCACCGCCAGTGGGGACACGCCGACGAGCGCCGCGCGAGCGGCGAGGTCGAGCTGGGCACGGTCGAGGTTCACTCGTCGTACTCGTCGTCATCCTCAGCGCCGAGACGATTCGCGACCGCGGCTTGCGAAGCGTCCGAGTTGACGCCTGCGATCCACGAGATGATCTCGTTGCCGAGACTGACGATCTTCGACTCTTGCCCGACGCCCTGGACGATCAGACCCGAGACGACGCGACGGACCCGGAAGCCCTTACCGTCCTCGACGGCGTTGATGCCGAACAGGTCCGCGAGCCGCGGATCCCACGAAGCGGGAGCGGAATCCGCGCCGTACCTCGAACGGATCTCCTCCGGCACATCAGGATCAAGCGCGATCACGTCGCCGAACGGCGCCAGAACGCCATCCGCCGTCTCGATCATCAACTGTTCCGTCGCCGCGATGATCAGATCGATCGTCGCGGCGACGAGCTTCGCAGGATCCGTCCCGGCGCGCTGGGCTCGCGTCACGAGGTCCAGCGTCCGCTTGTACTCCGTCGGCCGGACGCGGATATAGAGGCCGCTCGCCTCGAATCCGGGGATCGCGACGTCGAGGTGCTTCTCCTGCGCTTCGGCGTCTCGATCCGCCTTCACACGAGCGAAGACTCCGGTATCTTTGATGCCGCTCACCCTGACTGTCCGTTCGCTGAGATGACGAGGCTGAGCTTCGCGACGTTCGCCGAAGTCGACGAGTACGGCGCCTCGGTCACCGTCATCAGGACGCCCTTGTAGAGGGTTTCGGAGTTCGCGATGACGTTCTTGTCCATGTCGATCCAGACGATCTTCACCGTCGCCTGCGCGCGGCCGCGAACAGCCTTCAGCGCCTTGATCATCGCCATGTCTCGCGTCAGGTTGACCTCGCGCATGACCGTCGGGTTCGACGCGTGCTGCGTCCCGCCGTAGGACTCTTCGACGGCGAGACCGCCGGGCGTGAACTTCGTCTCGTCCGAGGTGAAGTCGCCGCCGGTGACGTCGCTCCACGGATTCGAATCCATCGCGACGCCCTCCACGCTGACGGTGACGAGTCGCTGCTTCTCTACGCTGCCGCTCATTAGGAGACCGCCTCCTGGCTCTTGACCTTGACGATGTTGAGCTGTACCCACTCAGCGAATGGGCTGGTGTGGAGCATCACGATTGCGTGCAGCTCGCCGTTCGCGATCGTCGTCGGCGTGTTGATTGTTGGTCCTGCGGAGACCGAGAACGCGTCGGCGGCGGTGTCGCCGAAGAGCACGTCGTCGTTCCAGTAGTCGAGTAGGACGCTCTGGATGTCGAGCGCGAAGTCCGTGATCTCGTGTCCTCGGCCGTCGATGACGCGGAACAGGTGCGTCAACGCGACCGCTTCGAGGTCGGATTGGATCGCCATCGTCGCGCGGTTGCCCGAGAACTCGCGGTACTGCGGGTACGTCGACGGGTTCGCGATCGAGCGGTATCCCCAGGTGGCGACTCCGCCCGACGCGATCTTCGCGGTGATGACGCCGCTCGTGTTCAGCGCGGCGATGGTCACGTCGTTGTAGTTGACGTCGAGCGCGATCGCGTAGACGCTCGATCCGCGGTCAGGCCCGGCGGGTGGCGTGCCGACGTTGAACGCCGCGTCGGTCCTGGCGATCTGACCGGTCAGGACCGCCGAGTACGGCACGAGCCGCGTCTGCAACGGCGCGAGGCCGGGGATGACCGCCCACTGCGGCGCCATCGCAACGCGCCACGAATCAACGCCAGCCGACGTCTGCGCCGACGCGACGAGCGTCTGGACCGCCGACTGAGTCGACCCGCTCGGAGCCTGCAAGACGGTGCACCGATTGTACGGACCGACATGCGCGACGAGCAGCGCGTGCGCGGCGCTCGTCGTGAGGTCGGCGAACTCGACCTGGCCGGGACCGTAATCGCGGAGGAAGAGCGGCAACATGTCGCCGTACTGCACTTCGGTGATGTTCGACGTGTCCTCGGTGCCGCCGACGAGCGGAGCGGCGGCGGTGACGGGTGGCGTGACGGTTCCGAGCGCGATGATTCGGATCGTCGGAGACTGCTGCGACCAGTTCGCGGCGTCGGCGTTGGAGCCGGTGGCGGCGAAGTCGGGCGACTGCTCGATGTAGCTGTTCGGTCCGGTGATCTGGTATGCGATCGTCCCGGCGATCGTTCCGGCGACGACGCCGACGGAGTAGAGGGATCCCGCCGGGCCAGGCCCGGAAGCGTTGATCTGGACGCCGGTCGTGAGGCCGATCGTCAGCGTCGCGACGGTCGCCGCGGGGCCGACAACTCGGCCCACATACGCCAGGGCTCCGCCCTCGCGGAAGTGCTCGTCGAGGAAATCCCAGAGCCCGCTGTCTGAGCGGCGCACGCCGAAGTTCTGCTCGAACTCGGCGATCCCGTGAACGGGAACCGCGATGTCGACGCGTCCGCTGGTCGTCTTACCGACGATGAACAGCGTCGCGGTGTTATTCAGCGGCCCACGCGGTGCGGGGCGACTGGTCTGCTGGACGTCAACGCCAGGCCGGGGCATCAGGCGTCACCCGCCTTTCCGGCTCGAGGCTTGGACTCTTCTTCGACGTTGACCCACTCGATCTGCCCCGCGTCGAGGAGACGCTTGACATGCTCATCGCTGGGATCGAGATTGACGTGCTCTCCGTGCGGGTAGACGCCGGATCCGGTATCGGTCGGCGCGAGACCACGCACACGAGCAGCCCTCTTGGCGCTCATACGGTCTTCTCCATAGTGATCTGCGTCGACTCGACAATCGGGTCGACGATCCAGGGTGGGGTCGGATCGGATCGCGGATCCGTCGCGGGACTCGTCCACGTCACGACGCTAGCGACGCGGACGCTGAACTCGGCGATGCCGCCGACGAGCGTACGATCACTCGTGATCTCGGCGAGGTTGTAGGACTCGCGGAGCCATGTGACGCCTTCGGCGAGGCCGCCGAGCGTCTGGTTGTTGACGAGACAATCACGGATAGCGGCGGTGTAGATCGCCGCGTTTAAACGAGCCGCTTGGCTGTCCGGAGCAGAGGCGAGACAACCGACGCCGATGCTCCACCACGCGTAATACTCGCCGCTGCCGTCTTCTTGTGGTTCGGAGAACGTGCCGGGCGAGATGATCATCACGCTCGGCAACTGGTCTTCGGGCCACTTCTCGGCGACGGTGTCGACGCGCCACGACTTCGGCAGCGGCTTCAACCCAGCCGTCAATCCCTGCTGGCGCTCGACCAGGCGGACGTACTCTCCGATCCACCGCTTCAGCGTCGACTCGACGGCCGTTTCGATGTCGGTGACGAGCACCACATGAGCGAAATCCGTCACTCACGCCACCCGTCGAGGATGTGATCCTCGACGATCCGAGCCCACGAACGGAGACGCGACTGGGGAGCGAAGATCAGGCTCCGACGCCGGTTCGCGTACTGGGCTTGGTGGATGTTCGACCCGAACGTCATCGACTGGGCGTCCCACCGCCGGATCGCTCCGTCTTGGCTCGACGTGTTCGACTTGTCGGTCAGCGTCGCGAGCAGCTCGCCCGTCCGGATGTTGATCCGGTCGTCGCCATGCTTACGCCGGATCGTCTTCGCTTCGAGCGGCTTCCAGACGTGGTTACCACGCGACTTGAATCGGGCTTCCTCCATGCTCGCGGCGTCGACCATGATCCGCCGCCAGGCGGGACGGAGGTCCATCGTGAGGCCCTCCATCCCTTCCAGCTTGCGGATCGTCTTCGTGAAGCCGTTGCGTTCAATGTCGACCCTCATGCGGGCGTGTCCAAGTCGTAGACGGGCAGCGGAAGCGGGAACGTGGTCGCGTGAGCGGATGACGTCGCGATGCCGCCGATGCCACTCCAGCCGGTGCTCGTAGAGCCGTCCGCTGTCAGGTAGTCGTTGATTCGCGCCTGGAGCGCCGTCATCCCGTCCTTGTACTGAGAGGCGTACGCGTTGTAGGGGCTGGCGTCGTGGCTGAGCTGTTCCGGCCAGTACGACAACTCGACGAGCATCGCGGCGCGGAGAGCGACGAGACTCTCAGCGGCTCGAAAGAGCCTGGTCGGTATCGTCTCGCCGATCACGATCGAGACCTCGTCGGCGGCCTGGCCGACGATGTCGGAGACGACGTCGACCGTCGGGCTCGTGATCGTCGTGAAGTCGCCGACGACGTTTCCGTCCGAGTCGCGTGTGCGGCTGCGCATGATCCGCGCCACGCGACTCGTTGACGGCGTGTAGTCCGCAGTCGGCACTGGCTACGCCGCGTCTCCGCTGGTGATCACGTTATCCGCTACGTGATCCGGCGTGCCAGCCGGCTTCTTCGTTCGTCGCGCAGCCGGCGTCGGAGCGTCGTCACCTGGCTTCGCCTGCTCTGCGTCGAGCGACAATCCGCTCGTCACAGAGTCGATCTCTGACTTCGATACGCCCTCCGCCTTAGCGGCCTCGACGAGGTGGAGGATCTGACCTCGGAAACCCTCGAAGTCGGCGGCGACGCCTGCCTCGATGGCTGATCGCCAGCGTGCGGCGATCTCCTCGATCCGGAGTGTGGCTGCGCTCATGATGCTTCCTCTCGCCTATCAGACGGCGTTGGTGATCTTGACGAATGCGCGGTTCAGGTCGAACGGTGCGTAGCCGAGGAACGACTCGAACCGCAGAGCGGTCAAGTTCGACTCCCACATCGAAGTCAGAACCCCGCCGAGCGTGATCGCGGAGCGGTCGTCGACGTCGACCGTGATCTGGAGCGCCTCCTTGAACAGGCTGTTCGTCTTGAACGCGCCGACGAACGCGGCGACCTTGCCGGTGCCAGCCGGGAACGCGGACAGGTTCGACGTGTACACGATCGGCAGGCCGTAGATCTCCGTCGGAGCGGCCGAGTAGCCCTCGGTGTAGACCGGGCTCGTGACGTCGAACGACTTGCGCTGGTCGCGGAGGTAGCCTTCGATGTCGCTTGAAGCGACGACGGCGTCGGCCTGGTAGCCGTTCGCGCGGAGCAGCGCCATCGCCTGCGAGACCGTGGTTGCGAATACGTCGCCGGGCGACGCGGGCAACTCGAGCGTCTGCGTGCACGCTCCGAGATTGTTCGAGAACGTCGACGTGATCGGCGTGCCGGCCGAATAGCCGAGGCCATGCGCGTCGTAGGCGTACGGGAAAGCCTTCAGCATGTCCTGCGTGATCAGCTGCGTCGGATCCTGACGAGCAAACCGCAGCGTCTCATCGGTGAACGGGATGATCCCGGCCCACTTCTTGACCGCGATGTCGAGCGACGACGCCGTGGCCTTCGTCGTCGGCTTGACCGCGCCTTCAGCGACGGGACCGACCGTCATCCCGCCGATGAACACCGGGATCGTGACGGCCTGCGCGTCGGTCGGCTGAATGTTCGACACCGACATCAGCGCCGAGTCGCGGCGAAGACCCTGGATCAGAGCCTGCGACACGAAGTCCGACTTCAACCATGCGTAATTGTCGGGGGGCGACCCGAAGTCTGAGATCTGGTAGTACGCCATGAGCTAGAACCTCTTCATCTGTTTGATCCGCTCGAAGACGCCGGCAGACAACTCCGCGTACGGGTCGCTGGGCGCCGAACGGTTTGGCTTACTGCCGCCAGTGCCGACTCCGATACCGCCGATCCGACGACCACCGACGAGCTCTGCGAGCTTCTCGGCGTCCTTCGTCACGGATGCTTCGTCGTCGCCCTGGAGGCGCTCTGCGAGGTCGGGTGGGAGACCGACTTTCGCGGCGATCCCGACGCGGAGAAGCCTGACGCTCGCCTCGTTGGCGAGCTTCTCGGCCGTCTCCGCGCGCGTCTCCGCGTCTCGGATCCGATCCTCGACGCGCTGAGCGTCACTCTTGCCTGCGTCTTCGTGCGACTTGATCAGCTTCCGAGCCTCGGCGAGCTGGGATTGCGCGTCGCGCGCATCCTTCGCAGCCTTCGCGGACGCTGCTCGTTCCTTGTCGATGATCGCCTTGATCGGAGCGGGCAGCGCGTCGCGCGCAGCGTCGCCGCCATCGGTGGCGTCGTCGTTCGTTTTTGGTTCGGGCGTCTCGCCCGTGTCGGTCTCAGACATCGCGTCTGCTCCTTGCATGCCGCTGCCCGCGTCGGCATCGCGCCGACGCGTCACAGTGCGGATGCGGCCTAAGCCGCTCCTAGCGGGATCGAAGAGATCCCAGCGTTCTTGCGAGCCGCGGCGATCCGCTGCAGCCGCTCGAGGCTCGACTGGTGCGTCATCCCGCTCTGGTCGCCCTGGTCGATCAGCGCCGAGATCGGGACGTCGCCGTCACGGACGAGTTTCGCCGCTTCGGCGCCGTACGTCGCGTCCTGCTCAGCGATCGTCATCTCCGCCCAGCGCGCTTCCGGCGTCGGAACGTCGGGGAAGTCGTCGCGATTGACTCCGGCAGGGATGAAGATGAGGCTGCAACGACAGTTTGATACGATGATCTCGTTAGCGGAGTACCAACCCTCGGCCGTCTCAAGGTTGAAAACGTGACCCGAAAAGTGACGCTTGTTCAGGAAGATGACGCGATCCGTCTCTACCGCTCCGGAAAGACGGCCGCAGAGGCTGCGGCCGAGGTCGGCGTAAGCGTCGGCTGTGTCTTCGTCATCCTGCGCCGTAACGGGATCGAAGCGCGGACTCGGCGTCTTCCCGTCAACATCCAGGATCTCCAGGTCCGGTACGACCGAGGCGAATCCCTCCTCCAGATGTCGAAGGACCTCGGCGTCAGCCGATCGACTCTCTGCAATCGCCTGGCCGAGATAGGCATCGTCCCCCGCAATGGCAGCGACGCCAACCGTCTGCGCTTCGAGCGCATGACGCCAGCAGAGCGAATCGCCCTCGTCGAGCCAGCCCATGCCGCCATCCGTGGACACGTCAAGTCTGAAGATGTCGTCGCGAACGCCGCCCGAGGACGCTACGAGCGACGGCATGCGGTCCAGATGTCCGGCGCCGAACAGCGAATGCGCGATCTCCTCGTCGAGCGCGGCCTCAAGTTCGAGCGCGAGTGGCCCGTAGGCCGATACAACCTCGATTTCGCTGTCGAAGACGTCGCCGTGGAAGTTCTGGGAGGCTCCTGGCACGCGGACAAGCGGACTCACCTGCGCCGAACTCCATACCTGCTCGATCGAGGCTGGACCGTGCTGTTCGTATGGGACTACCTCATCCAACAGATCGAGAGCGGAGCCGCGGATTACCTCGTCGCCCTCCTGGAGGAGACCAGCCGGAACCCAGCCGCGAGGGGTGAGTACCGGGTGATTCGGGGTGATGGACAGGAACTGGCCCGAGGCGGTCCTGATTTCGACGATAGGACCTTCGTACTGCCGACGGGTATGCGCTCCAATCGCGGGCCCCTCTACCAGCGTGTCGCCTAGGACACAGTGCAGGTGGTACTCGACGACGGTTGGGATCGATTGGAACGTGCCGCTCATCGCCATGCAGGCGCCGCAGGCACCGGACTGCGCGACACGCATATACGACGCGAACGCTCCGCTCCTCTTCGCGGCTCGGACGCCAGCGTTGTGGCTGACGGCGACGATCATCGACGCCGCTCCGCCGCGAGCCCGATTGACGACGCGATCGGTCAGTTGCGGCCACGAGAAGCCTGCCTTCTCGCTGCGGTTCGCCTCGATGACGGGGCCGGCGGTCGCGTTCCGTGTCGTCTGCTCGACCATCGAGTCGGCAGGAGTGATCGACGGCGGCTCTGCTGGAGTCGTCGACGTCGTCGCGCCGCTCGGCTCGACGCTGCCAACCGCGTTCGCAACTCCCCGCGACGCCGCGACGACACGAGCAGCCTGCTCCACATACGCCGTCGTGACGACGCTCGACTGCGACGCGTACGCATCGATCGTCGGCACCCAAACCGAGTAGAAACTACGCATCGCCGCTCGCATCTGCTCAGCCGACACCTCGGCGACCGGCAGCGAGCTACGAACGAGGCGCTCCGCAGCCGCCATGCTCGCCGAACGGAGCGAAAGCACCCGCGCCGCATACGCCGAGTGAAGCTGAACGAGAGCATCCGCGACGCCGACATGCTGACTAGCCGTCATACAAGTTCCCACCCTTGCCGGCGAGCGGGATCGAACTCGCGACCGCGGGATCCTGCGGCGTCAACTGGGCGCCGAAGAAGCCAGGATCCGTTGCCAACTCGAGCTCGCGCAGCGTCCGCCACCGCTCGACCTCCGACGGAGACACGCCCGGGATCATATTCCAGAGCGCGATATGCGGCAGGCCGAGCGCGCCGAGCTTCATGATCGAATCGATCTCCTGCGTCTTCGTCCGCGACTCGGGATCGACCCAGATCACCTCACTCGACCACGCCTCCGGCGTCGGGATGATCCCGTCGATGAACGACGCCAGCGAGATCGCCTCTTCCCACGCCTCCGCGAAGATCGGCATCTTCCGCTTCACCTTCGCGACGAGCGACGCCTCAGCGCTCTTGATCGCGTCGGCCGAGACGTTCTTGATCCCCTCGTTCATCAAGTAGTGCGGCGGCGTCGATGTCTGCGCCGCGATATGCGAGACGAGCTCCTTGATCGGCCCCGTATAGTTCGCCATGTTGACGGCGTTGAAATCGCCGAACTTCGTCTGCGGATCGGCAGACGTCAGGATCTTGTCGAGCGCGACCTGGAACGGCACCTGCCGATTCCCCGACTCGTCCTCGGGAATCTCAAGACCCGTCGCCCAGCGCTGAGGAAACGCGGCGAACTCCGACGAGACCATCATGTCCAGGACGAGCTTGTTGACGGCGTCCTGGAGCGGAACGACGGGCAGCACGTCCGACTCGCCTTCGCGCTGCGCGGTCGTCGGCGAGTTCACGAGCGGGATCAGCGGCACCACGCCGAGCGGATTCTTTCCCGTCGCCGGCTGGTTGTTTCCCCACGTCTCGATGAGCGTGAAGGCCCTGTCTTGATAGCGCCACCAGTAGATCTCGTCCGGCAGGTAGAGCGTCACGACGACCGACCCGTCGACATCCTGGAACGTCCGCAACCCGGCGAGGCGACGACGCCGAGTCGACGGCTCCATCTCGACGATCGCGTGCGCGGGATGCTCGACCTGGATCAGACTCGACCCGTCATCGTCGAAGCCGACGAGGATGTACGACTGGCCGGTCACGATCGCCGTCGTATGAGCGAGGATCTGCTCCGAATCGAGACGATTCCGCTGCCAAACCCCCCACGCCGCCTTGTCGCCGATCTCCAACTGGTCGCCCGTCGCACCCGAATCGAGGCGGAACCCCTGGACTTGGAGGCGCTCCGCGCACGAGTCGACGACGATCCGCATCCAGTTATCCGAGAAGGCGCGGAACATGTCGCCGAACGCCGACTGGTACTTATCCGTCGCATAGGCGAGGCGGTGATAGCCCTGGTAGTACGACTCGGCGAGAGCGACGCGCTGCCACCGCAACCCGATCCTGCCGATCAACCGGTCACGCCACCACTCCGGCGACGCCGGCTCGTACCCGTCGAGACCCGGCGGCAATGCCGGAGCGACGATCAGCGGCCGCGGCATCCCATAGTCGGCCCAGAACCGTGTCGGCCCCACGCCGCCGCCGTCCGGATACCCTTGGAACGCGCCCTGGTAGTAACTCACGAGAACGACACCAATCTTCGACTCCGGACACGCACAGCGTCCTCACCCTTCGCGACCGCGTCGCAACGCGCCTCATAGGCGCAGACCGCAGCGACGGCGCAGTCGATCTTCAGCCGACTCCGATTGTCTGCCGACAACGGCTTCTCCAGCACGTACCCGAACCGGTTCACGCGCATCTGTGCCGCCAAGACGTGCGCCTCGAGAGTCAAATCGCCGTTGTGGACGAGGTCGCCCGCGATCAAGTCCGTCCGGAACCGCTCAGCAGCGGCGCTCATCCTCGGCTTGCTGGTCTCGAAGCGGACGACGGGCGGCGACCCGTACGCAAGCGCCCACGAGTCGATCTCAGACTGCCAATACGGCGGATCCGCATATAGCCGAAGCACCTTGAAACGACTGATCGCATCAGCGACGGCGGCGTCAACCTCGCCAGCAGGAACCTCCCACTCGGAGACGCGCTCCGGCCTCGTCCAGATCCGCAGCGGCGCCAGCATCCCATCCGACACGCGACACGCGACGAGCGCCGTCGAGTCGTAGATCCTCGAACCGTCGAATCCGAGGCAGACCATCTCGCCATCGCGCAGCTGCTCGTCGACGCGAGCACCGCGCCACGAATCAACCGTGATCCACGTCCGGTCGCTCGACGCCCACACGCCGCCGTTCAGCCGCAGGATCTCGTCGACCCGCATCGACGGGTCGTTCGCGACCTCGGCGAGCGTCTCCTCGGTGATCCACGACGCAGGGTTGGCCAGCTTCATCGCCGCCACGTCGTGCGGATCCATCGTCGGCGCCGTCCAGTTATAGATCAGCGTCCTCGACGAGTGGTCGCGGCTGATCCGCAGCCCGGGACGCGCCTCGACCTCGCCCTGCTTCTCGTTTCCGTCGATCATCGAGCCGAGGATCCCGGTCGCCCGCTCATGCGCCTCGCCGGCCGTCGTGATCACAACCGCCTGGGCGGAAGGCCGCTTCCGCATACCACTCTTGATCGAGCTCCACGCCTTGCGCAGCGTCGGCGTCCCCCACACGTGCAGCTCGTCACACACAACGAGACTCGCGTTATATCCGTGCAGGCCTCGATCGTTCGCGGCGACGCGCTTGATCTTGCCGCGCTTGTCGTTGCGGAGGATCTCGCCGTCATGCGACCGAACCGTCAGCCTCGCGCCGAGCGCCGGCGAGGAGCGAATAAACGCCTCGACCATCTCGAACGCGAGGTCGGCCTGCTCGTTCGACGACGCGGCCAACAGGATCTGCGGATCGCCACCATCCGTCATCAGGCGGTACAGCGCGTACGCCGCCATCATCGTCGTCTTGCCATTTCCCCTCGGCAGGCAAAGAACGACGGTTCGCCAGTGCCACCGCCCCTCCTCGGTGACAGCGAGCGCCTCGCCGAACACGTCGGCCTGCCACTCCTCGAGCACGACCGGATCGCCGTCCCACTCGTCCACGGTGTGGATCAAGAAGTCGGCGCAGAACGCATCGAAGCTCTCGCCATCGGAATCCGACGCGTACTCCGCCCACGCAGAAGTAGCGGCCCCGCGGGGCCGCTCTACCATCGTCACCATCAGACTGCCCGCAGCCTCGCCCGAGCGGTCGCGGGCAAGAGCGGAGCGTCGCCCGTCGGGCGACCCGTCACGCGCGGCGCCGCAGCGCGCGCCGACGCCGGATCGGCGAGCAGCGACTTGCCGAGCTTCGACACGTGAGCCTCCTGCTCCCGCAGCATCTTCACCATCGGATGCGGAAACACGATCCCGTTCGGAGCCTCCGAAACGAGCGGCCGACCCTCCCGCTGATAGGCGCGACGCATCCGCTCGAGCTGATCGACCGCGCAGACGAACACCTCCACGGCCTCCACGTGCAAGACGGTGTCCATGCCGGCGGCCTCCAAGCGCACAAGGCTCGAATCCCATTCGCGTTTCGCGGCGGCGCCGAGCCTCGCCGGCATGGACGGCTTCCGGATCCCCATCAGAACCTTCGACCCGTCATCGAATCTCGGCCTTTCCGCGAGGATGGTCTACCGCGTAGCGACGCCCGTGCACCTTGATAGTGGGTACCCCCCCAGGGTGTCCTGGCGAGCGCGTGTCCACTATTCGATAGTCGTTTCATGTTAAATGTTGGAAGCTGGGTGTCGATGTCGGAATCTGGCGGGCTGGTCGTCATCTCGTGGCCATTGCTCGTGGTCGCGGCTGGCGTGCGTGGTGTTTGCTGTGACAACTGCGGCAGAGTGGTTCGAGGTTGGTCGGATCGCCCCATCGTGGTCCTGCGACGCCGCGTTCGTCGATGTGATGGACGATCGTCGCGGCGGCTTGGCAGCGCGCACAGGTCGCGTTCTGGGTGAGGAATCGTTTCGCGGTGAGGCGCCAGGTCGCTCGTTCGTAGCCGCGCGCGCCGCGTGTCTTGGATGCTGGGTAGGCGTGCGCTTCGCATCGGCTGCCGGCGTCGATGATCGCTGGGCATCCGGGCATTGAGCAGATGTGGCTGGCCCTGGTCACCTCTACTTGCCGGTCTTGCCCATCTTCTTCGTCACCTTCGGCGGTGATACGCGTCCGCTGACCTTCTTGAAGAGGGGTGCTGCTCTACCGTTGAACGATGGCTTCTGCTTAGCCACGAGTCGTCTCCTTGGCCTTGAGGATAGGGACATCGAGTGCTTTCTTGGCCATCTTGGCCAAGATGCTGTCATGCGTGATATCGAGGACGGTCCGAGCCTTGGCGCAGTGCATAGCATCCCGAATGACGGTCATCTCATTCGCCTGCAGGGTCTCACCTGAGACGCTCCAGTTCGTCGACCCGCCGATCCACCACAGGCCGTCGACGATGACCATTTTACGGTGCACGATGGCGCCGCGTTCTGAGCGGCCGATGGCCACGGAGTTACCGGTCATCTCGGCCTTGTACAGGTCGAAGATCGCGCGTTCGTGCTTGCCGCCGGCTTGTGACGAGTCGAGGGTGAGCTGGACGAACATCGCGGGATTCTTGAGCGCGTTGTCGACGAGCTCGGCGAGTTCGTCGTCGTCGAACCCGAACATCGAAATGACGATGCTGTGGGATGCCGACGCGATGATCGTCTTTAGCGCGCCGTGGACGTCGTCGATCGGGCTGTAGAAGGTGCGGAGGTTCGTCATCGAGCCGATGGGTGTCGGCGTGACGAGGTACTGCTCGAGGTCGCTGATCGTGAGCGTCGTCACGCTTCGTCACCTCGGACGTGGAGCGCGGTGCGCTCTGCCTGCTGGTTCTGGATGAATCCGACGGCGAGACCGAGTGCCTGCGCCTGGCGTCCATTGCTCGCGTATTGGCCGGTCGCGACGATCGGGTCGCCGTCCTCGTCGTAGCCGACGATGCACTCCCAAAGGACGAGGCAGCCAGTCACGACGGGAGCATCGTCCTCGTCTCCGTCGCGCTCGTAAACAGCCTTGACCATCTCCTGGATCGCGTGATCTACGTCCTCGTGGATCGAGGCGACGCTCACGCGAAGCACCGATTCCACGCGGCGACGGTCCGCGCCGCTTCGGCGTGCCACGCGTCGTAGTCGTGGCCTTGCCGAGGCGTTCCGTACGTGTAGGAGCGTTGCGACTCGTCGACTTGCCAGCCGAGCGAGTGCCCCTTGCCTTCGAACTTGTGGTGGACTCGTCGGAACGAGTCGAGCCACGCTACGGCTGACCATTCGGGACTCATCCGATGCGCATACGAGCCCCACGAGGCCTGCTGCTGGAAGAGGCCAACCGATCCGTACGAGTCCGCCGTCGGGACCGTCCGAGCTTCGGATTCCTGCGTGATCGTCATGATCGCCGCGGTGGCGTAGCGCCAACGCTCGACGGGCGACTCTCGGCGAGTCTCACGATGGATGGTGTCGAGGACGATGCGGATGTTGCGGCGCTGGTCCGGCGACGCGGGCGAGCCCTTGACGCGGATGACGACGCTGCGCCACGCGGGGTGGGCGGCGGGCTGGTGGTGTTGGGTCGTCGCGATCATTGGGGTTGAACGACCACAGCCGAGCCACGGCATGGGGTCCGTGACTCGGCTGGGTCAGGCTCTATCCGCTTCGCGGCGGAGAGCGGTGCGCGGGGGCGCACAACGGGCAACGCCACCTCGATGGGTGGCGTTGGGGAGATAGCTAGCGCGTTGCGCCTGGCCGGTCAGTCTAGGGACTGGCCGCGGCGGTGAGGACCGCCTAGGCGATCAGGGGAATGCTAGCACGCGTCGCCCCATACGTCGGGATTGAGGATGATCCGCGCATAGGCAGCGGGCCTGCCAGAGTCGCCGGACTCAATCGAGATCTCGCAGCTTTTCCTCGTCGCTCGGATTCGTTCGGCTTCGGGGAGGCTCCGGAGCGTCGTCCAAGCTTCCTCGACCTCGGCGTGGCTGCAGGTCGTCGTCTTGGCGATCTCGGCGATGTGGTCGGTGTCAGTCACTGGCGAGATTCCTCCACGCCTCGACGAGAGCGCGACCCGGCTCCACATCGCCTCGGGAGACCGGCCACGCCTCGACGTCGGCGTTGTCGCGAAACGTATTGATGACCTTCTCATATCGATCCATGGCGTCGAGGCGGCTTGACCATACCGAGTCGATCTCCCACGAGCCGTCGGAGCGCTTGACCTTGACGATGTGGACGACGCTGTCGGTGTCACTCATCGGGGTCATGCGGATCTCGACGCTCGGATGGCCATGATTCGCCGTTGAGCGACGATGAGGCGATCGGTGTACGCGTTATGTCTGGCGTTGCGCAGCCTCTCCTCCTCGCTCTGTTGCTCGTCCTCATCAGCGTCGATGATTTGGCTGGCGAGTTCTATCGCCTTCGCGAGCAGCCGAGATTGCGGATCGAACTTCTCGGTGAGGTCGAGGAGGCGTAGGGCGACCTGCATCCTCTCCTCATTGGCGCTCATCCGGCGGAAGGCGGGGGTGCTCACGACGTCATCCTATCGCGTCGGCTCTGCTCCGACCGGGCGAGCGTCTCGGCGAGCGGGTTCGTTCCGGGTTGTGTTCCGCCGACACCATTGGCGATGACGGGGATGCCGCGGAGGGCTCGGCGGCCGGCTGGCGTCGACGAGTCGAGCTGCTTCGTGTCGACGTGGTTCGCCTGGTCGCGACGAATCGCGTCCAGGCTGGCTTCGAGCGCAACGAAGCGCAGGTCCACGATCCGCGTCTCGGTGATCGTCGTTCGGCTCGGCTTCGGCGGGCGCACGACGAAGGCGGGTTGGTCTGGTGAGAAGATCACGCTGCTTCCGATCGGTAGGCGAGGATGCGCTGCTCGGCGTGGCGTAGGCGATCCGTGTACGCGGTCCGGCTGACGCCGATCAGCCTGGCCGCTTCGCGCTGTCCGACGCCGTGAGCGGCGAGCGAGACGGCGTGACGCTGTGGCGTCGTCAGCGCGTCGAACTCTGCGGCGGTGACGCTGCCCCACCACGACTCGGGAGAAATGGTCACTCAGCCGCTCGCCGCTCTTTGGACGCCATTCGCTGCTGGCCCTGGGTGAGGTAGCGGTCCCAGTCGGAGAGCGGCTTCCAGTCTTCGTCGATGAAGCGGGATTCGAGGGCGTGGGCGCCGTCGGCGGTCATCCAGGGGCCAGTTTGTCCGTCAGGGAGCGTGCAGCATGGCCGGATCTGGCCGTCTAGCGTTTTCCATCCGACGACGGGGTAGGCGACGATCTCGCTGCCGAACTTCAGGACGACGCGGTGGACGACTCCTGGTGCTGGGTGGAAGTTCATGCTGCGTCCTCTCGTTGTTTGATCTCGGCGACGCGCTGCATGACGCGTTGGAGGCTGGCTTCTTCTCGGGTGGCGCGTTCAACGTCGGCTTCTCGGAGGAGGCGTTGGCGTTCTTGGCGATCGGCTTCGTCGGCGGCGACGATGGCGTGGCGTTCGGCCGCGGTGTAGTCGGCTGGGTTGGTTGAGTTCCGCGTGCGCGCCTTGGCGCGCGCACGCTGTTCTTTAAGTCCCGTCCCGTCTGCGTTATTTCCGTTACTAACGGCGTGTACCGTTACTTGGCTCTCGGTTTGGCTATTGGCGCGGAATCTTGATTGTCTTTCGGCGTTCGTCGGGTCCTCTTGGAATTTGCTCCAGGAGGCGATTTCGACCCTCTTGTTACTAACGGAAGTAACCGTTACTTCCTTGATGAGACCTGTAGACGCCAGACATTCGAGCGCAGAGTCGACTTCGTCCCCGGAAGCCCCGATACTGCGTCCGATTCGCTTCGGAGAGACGTTGACGACGCCTCGATGTCCTCGTCGTTTGGCCTGGCAGAGCACGACGATCCAGACGGCCCAGATGATCGGTCCGTGTTCTTCGGCGAGGTCGAGGAGCGCGTCGTCCTCGTCCATCGTGTCGTTGATTCGGAGCCATCCGCTCACGCGGCCCACCTCTCTCTGGTCGGGTCGGCGGGCTCGTAGAGCCCGCGTCCCTCGTGGTAGTGGAGTTCGATCTCGTGGCCGTCCTGCGAGCCCTTGCGGTTCTTGAGGACGCAGACGCGGATCTCGTCCTTGAGGCTCATCCGTTCCTGGTCGGTCATCATCGGAGCCTTCGCGGGGTCCCAGACGCCGATGATCCGGTCGGCGGCTTCCTCTAGCTGGCCGGAGTCGCGGAGCTTCTCGACCGATGGCCGCTTGCCTTCGCTGATTGCGTCTCTGCTGAGCTGGACGGCGGCGATGACGACGACGTTCTCTTCCTTCGCGAACGCCTTGAGGTCGAGCGCGATGCGGCTCGTCCGCTCGTACGCGTTCTTTGGATTCTCGCCTCGCCGCGGCTTGACGAGTCCGACGTAGTCGAGGGCAACGAGGTGCGGGTCGAGGCTCTGTTTCCGCATCGCCGCGAGGTCTCGTGGCAGGTCGTCGAGGCCGGATGGAGCGTCGATGAATCGGCACCGGTCGAGTGCTGGTTCGGAGTCTCGGGCGAGCTGCGAAGCGGAGTCGGCGTCGCCGACAAGCGCCATCTTGGCGAGGGTGTGTGGATCAGTCCTGCTGGTCTGTGCGAGGAGCCGGTGCGCGACCTCGGGTGCCCGCATCTCTAGCGTCGCGACGAGCGCGGATGCTTGCGCTCGGCGTTGGAGTGCTGCGGTGACGAGTTGGAGCAGGAGCCATGTCTTGCCGGCGCCCGACCTGGCGGCGACGAAGACGACCTCGCCGCGCATGAATGGCGATCCGAGCTGCTCGTCGAGGGTCGGCAGTCCCGTTCGGATGCCGCCGTCCTGATGATTCTCGACTTCTTCAGCGTGCCAAGCGCGGATGAGGTCGTCATAGTCGTAGAGTCGCCTCTTGCTCTGGGCTGGCGCCGAGGCGTTGTCGGCTGCGGTGGCGAGGTCTCGGAGGACGTCCGAGGCTGGTCGCTCGCCGGTCTGCGCCTCGCTGATGCTCGATAGGGCGAGGTCTATGATGCGTCGCCTGGCTGAGAGCTCTTTGACTTCGACGATGGTCTGGTCGAGTCGGACGCTGATGGGTGTCGTGTCGGCGAGGCCGTGGATGAACGCTTCGCCGCCGACGTCTTCGAGTTGGCCGTGGTCGCGGAGGTAGGCGGAGACGAGGATCTGGTTGATGCCGCCGCCGGCCTGGTGCACGGCTGCGATGGCTCGATGGATGAGGCGGTGCCTGGTCCTCGTGTAGTCGTCCTCGTGGACCTGGTCGAGGACTTGCTCGAGGTAGGAGTCGGAGAGGAAGGCTGCGCCGAGGATTGCCTGCTCGGCGGTCTCGTTGCTTGGTGAGACTGGTGTCACGCGGCGGCCTCTCCGTCTCGGGTCGTGGAGCAGGGCGCGCAGACGACGTCTCCGCGATCCCGATACACGCTGAGTCGACAGCCGCAGCGCCGGCACGATGCGGCGGGCTGGGTCTGGTTTGGTCGTCCGCCGAGCATCCAGGTTTCGATGATGAGGTCGCCGCCGAGGTTGGCGGAGTCGTCGTTTCGGTGCGGGATCACGCGGCCTCGATGCTCTCGGTGTCGGCCCACTCGCGGATCCGTGCGGCTCGTGCGCAGTGGACGGCGTCGGCGTCGTCGTGCGTGATCGGCGCGTTGTATCCGCGCTCGGCGAGCCATTCGGCAGCCTCGATCATTAGGTGATGCTTGTGCGCTCTAGTCCTAGCGCGAGCTGGCGCTCCCTCGAACGTGAGGAGTCTGCCGCTCTGCGGGAGGCTTAGTGTTTTCCTGATCGACTGGGGGTAGAGGCTCCGTGTCTGGATGCGGGTTGGGATGGCTGAGCAGACGGCTCCGAATGCGGCGCTCATGGTCTGCGAGCCGTTGCCGGCTGGGCGTTCGATGCACGCCATGACGATGTCTTCGTTGGTGCAGAGGAGGATTCTGGTGAGTGTGCCGAGGCTTTGGAGTCGGGTTGCTTCGTCGTCGTCGTCGAGGATGACGCCTGATTGGATGATGATCTCGGTCTCGGCGTCGTTGTCTGGATCCATCGCGATGAGGGCGACCGAGAGGCGCCGCACGCCGAGGTCGAAGCCTGCGATCAAGGCGCTCACGCGTCTCTCCCGTCGAGTGGCCTCGAGAATGGCGCCGGCGCGTGCTCGGATTGGATCGACACCCAGTCGATTGGTGGCTTGGCTGGTGGCGGAGTCACGCTGCTCTCCGCTCTTGCTCGATGAGTCTCGATACGGCGCGTCGTGCGTTGTGCTGGTCGCCATAGCCCGCGTGCATGGCGACGAGTCTCCATGAGAGGCCCTGGCGTCTGGCGTCTCGAGCTGCCTGCGCCCGGTGCGTGTCCAACGCGCCTCTGGCTCGCTCGGCTCGCTCTCGCTCGTTGAGTCTGCGGACGGCCTTTTCGGCGATGGCTGCGGTCGAGTAGCCGACCTCGGCGGCGACGATCCGCCACGAATACCCGCGCCGCCGAGCGTCTCTGGCTCGCTCGGCTCGATCGGCTTGCTCTCGCTCGTTGAGCCTTCGCACGACGACAGGCAGACGGAGGCTCGGCTTGTCGTCTCTGGCGCGTGTGACGGGTCCGCCTAGAGTCCACTCGGCGTGACACCAGCCGCAGCGTGTTTTGCCGTTGTTGCGGATCGTGAGGACGGCTTTGGCTTTGCAGGCGGGGCAGTGGCCGATCACGACGCCTGCTCCTGGTCGAACCCGATTAGGACGTCGAGCGTCCAGACGCCCAGCTCGAAAACGTTATCGTCGTACGTGCGATCCTCACGCGCCATGAACATGTTGCGGAAGAACAGGAGTTCGTTGATCGCGGCTGCCGACTTCGACATGTGCCGGAACCGCTCCATCTCGACCTGGACCAGTTCGACGTCGTTACTTGCCATCGGCCCTCTCCTGGTCGTCGTCGAGCCGCGCCATCTTGCCGGCTTCGCACCAGACTTTCTTGCCGGTGTCCATGTGGACGCAGTAGTTCGTTTCTGAGTGCACGACGTCGACGATCTCGATGCGCCCCGGCCCGGTGAAGCGTTGGTTTCCGGGTAGGGTCACGCGGTCGCCGAGTCGGGGAACGTAGTGCTGGTCGCCGTCGAGCCGCGCGAGGATGAGTCGGACGCGGCGAGCGAAGAACGTGACATCTCCCTCCCGCGGTCCGCGCTCGGCGGCGCGGATCTCGTCGAGCGCAGCCGCCTTCGCACGATCAGACGGATGGGAGACGAGGACAATCGTGCCCTGCGCATCCGTCGCGGAGAGAGGTCGGACCATCCGGAACACAAGGTCTGGTCGGTCGACGTCGTAGACGATGTCGCCGGCTTGGAAGTCAGTACTCGCCATCGTTGGCCTCCTCGTCGAGCGTTGCGATCCGTAGGACGATGATCTCGGGATCGCCGGCCGGTTGGACCGAGACGTAGTAATCCTCACCCTCGTCTGCGCCGTCTCCGGGCCAAGGCGACTGTTTCGCCGCTTCGAGGGCCGTGTCGGCCTCGACGATCACGTACTCGGATTCGCCCATGTGGTCGATGACGATCCACTTAGACATCGGTGGCCTCCGCGGATCGGCGGTCGTAGTCGTCGAGAGCGTCAACGGCCGCGCGGTGTGCTCTGTTCGCGACGAGTGCCGCGTCTTTGTTCTCTTCGCTGTGGTGCCATGCGACCGTGGCTTCAAGCCAATCTCGTCTCGCGTCGGCGTAGGCGAGTGCGAGCCGGACACGCTCAGCGGACTCCGGGATCAGGTCGGCCTCTTCGGTACAGAACCAAGCATCCTCGTCCCGGACGAACACCATTCCGGCATACGGAGGCTTGACGACCTCGACCTCGATCAGCACTCTCGTGCCCGGTGCGAGCGGGTCAGGAAGCATCGCGAAACTTCCGATCGACAGCCGTGGTGCGGCTGAATGTGTTCATCGCGATTGCGACGATCTCCATGTCATCCAGCGGCGACGGCAACGCAGCGATCTCGCTGACGAGCCGGTCGAGGATCGCGGCCTTCGCGACTCGGTGACGCTCACGCTCCACCCGACTCGGACGGAGTCGGCGGTACGCCCGCATCGCGACGCGGGCGAGGACGGCGAGGGGGTTCACGAGGACACCGCCTTCGACAGCGGCTCGTCGCGGATCAGCTCGTACTCCGCCTGCGCGATCTCCTGCCGGTTCTGCGCGTTGCGGAGCTCAGCTTCCGCGTTGTCGAGATTCCATTGCGCGTCGTCAATATCCGCCTGGTACGTGGATATGTTGGCGAGTTCGGCCTCGACATCTACATTCGCCTGGTCGAGTCGCTTCCCGGCCTCGCCGAGTCGGAAGTCCGCCGCGCTCACGACGCCACCGCCACGCGTCCCGAGCGCGTCCAACACGCCCAGAATCGTGGTGTCTGGATGCTCGGCGGCGAGCCGAACGCGGAGACCTCGATCCCGCTCGCAGCCAAGGCTTGCGTACGCTTGCTACCCGGTGCGTCTACCCCGAGATTGGCCTTGCACGCAGGAGGCCACCGGTTCGATCCCGGTAGGGTCCACTTGGCTCCTAGAGCCAGATTGCTACTCATCGCTTGTTCCTTCCTCGTTCGGTGATGCGTCCCCAGCGCGTCCAACTTGCAGGGAAACGCTTGAATCCCACGCGTCGAGCAGGTCTCGTTCGGCGTCATCCGCGCCGTCGACGAGGTGGCCGTAGGTGAGTTGGATCTGCTGCGCGCTCGTGCCCATCCGCCTAGCGACCGAGAAGAGCGGCACGCCCGCGGCGAGCGACCAAGATGCGTACGTGTGGCGCATGTCGTACGGCCTCAACCGGTCGGCGCCGGCCGCCTCGAATGCGGGCGCCCACTCGCGCTGTCGCCAGCTCGCAAGGTTGATCCGCTGGCCGGTGTGCTCGTTCGTGAAGACGACGCCGCGCGTCCTGCCCGTGGACGTCGAGTGGCGGGCGAGTTCGTCGGCGACGATTCTGCGGAGCGGCACGCGGCGAGTCGATCCGCTCGTCTTCGTGTACCGCTTGAGCCGTCCCTTGGCGTAGGCGCGGCGGACCATGACGCTGCGAGCGTCGAGGTCGACGTCGCTCCATTCGAGGCCGAAGATCTCTTCGACGCGGAGGCCGGTGCCGACGCCCGTGATGATGACGGCTCGGTAGTGGTCTCCGAGTTCGACCGCGATCCGCTCCACGTCGGACCAGCCGGCGAAGGTCGAGAACTCGGTGCGGGGCGGCTGCGGATTCTTGACGGCGGCGAGGACGTTGCGGTCGATCCATCCCCACGCGACGGCCTGCGCCATCACCTGACGAAACACCCTAATCGTCTGGTGAGCGCTCCCCGGCGGGAGCGATTGGCGCCATACGGCGATCTCGGAAGCGTCGAGGCGGCTGATCTCGTGACGCTTGTACTGCTTCTCGATCTTCTCCAGGTGGAAGAGCATCCACGTCGTCGTCGACGGCGCCGCCGAATACGAGGCCATGAAGACGGTCCTAAGCTCTTGGAACGTCGCGTGCGGCCGAGTCGCGGTGCCCGAGCGGATGCGTTGCAGTTCGAGGTCGATCCAGTTGCGAGCCTCGCCGCGCGACGCGAACCCGGTCCGCTGCCGGCGACTCACTCCATCGCGCCAACGCACCGCGTACTTGCCTCGGTCGATGCGGATGATCTGGCCTCGCTGGCTAGTCACGCCGCGCTACCGATCCGGTGCTTCTCGATCCACGCGTGGATCTCGGACTCCCAATACCGGATCTCGCCCGTGTCGAGCTTGAACGCCGGGATGCTCCGCTTGGCGACCTTGCGGAGCACCGTGTCCTGGTGGCAGTGCAGGATCGTCGCTACCTCGCGCGTCGTCAGCAAGCGGTCAGTCATCGCTGCGCTCGGTCTGCGAGACGAACCATGCGAGCCGGTTCCGCCGCCTCTCAGTCCGGCTGCGATCCGCGCGTGCGGCGTCGAGCTGGTCCGTGATCGCGACGACTCGTGATTCGGCGTCTCGTAGTTCCTCCTCGGCCGCCGCGAGCATGGCGCGGCCGAGGGTGAGCATCTGGCGAGTCGCCTGGTCGGTGACGTCCATCAGATGATGTCCAGCACGCCGTCGTCGATCCAGCGGAACGGAATCGAATCGTCGTCGTCCACTCCTGTCGAGGCATGTCCGCTGGAGATCTTCTTGGCCTTCGTCTCGGGCAGCCGGTCGTAGTACTTGACGCGGGTCTTATCCTCGTCCTTGTACTTCTCGATCGCGACGGTGATCCCGACCTCGCAGCCGACGAGCCACGAGGCTTGGAACTTGAACTCGCCATCCGGGATCTCGTGGCCGACGGCCTCGATCATCTGGCGGACCTTCCAGAGGCTCTTGTCGGTGATCACGACCCAGTCGCGGATCGAGCCCTCGTCGTTGGAGAGCTTGACCTCGAACTGTGGATGGCCGCCGCTCGACTCTCCTTCGACGCTCTCGGTGAACGTCGCTCGATGCTTGCCGACTCCGAGGACGGCTCCGCCGGTCGACGCTTCGACGCCTGACAGGTTCAGGGTGATGGTCACTTGGACTCCTTCTCAGCCGCCACGGCGGCGGACTCTGTGGTGGCTCCGCGGATCGCTGCGATCCACTCGCCGAGGTCGAGGTCGCGGACGTCTCCGAGGACGCCCGAGCGATCCTTCGCGCGTCGGCCCTTCGCCTCGACGAGCTGGCCGACGTACCGCTTCGGCTTCTCCTCGTGCGCCGGGACGACGGCGGTGTAGGCGACGATGCTCATCATCGCCATGACCTCTTCGGGGAGCTTCTTGCCGCCCGTCGAGGGTCGCACGATCCGGTCGTCGTCGTTGTCGAGGACTTCCTCGTGAGCGAGGATCGCGACGTTCAGCGGCGCGTCGCGGAGCGTCCGTGCGAGCCGGGCGATGGTCACGTTGGAGTCGCCGTAGTTCTGGAGGCTCGGCCGAGGAGACGACGAGGAGAGTTCGGAGAGGACGAGCTTGTACGCCTCGCCGATCGTGTCGAGCGCGATCGACTCGATCTCGTTCCGCGGGTCGAGCGCGAATGCGACGGCGGCTCGGAGATCATCGACCGTCTCGGGCCTGACCTCTAGGATGCGAGACTCGGCGTGTAGCCGGCGTCCCGTCGTGACGGCGTCGGGGCCCTCACAGTTGATGTAGAGGATCGGGCTCGGGAGGCCGCAGGCGGCGATCGTCTTGCCGCTGCCGGGCGCTCCGTAGAGCAGGAACTTCGCGAGCTGCGCCTCTGCGGGCGGATTCTCGATGATCGTGATCGCCATCAGGCGGCTTTCCTTCCGGGTCGGTCCTTCTTGGCGGGTTGCAGCTCGTACACGCCTGCGTCGGCGAGTTCGAGCGCGAACCGGGGATCGTGGTCCGCGCAGGGAGCTCGGAATGGGCAGCTCGGACAGCGCGACGGATTCGGGTTGCGGACCGGGTAGAGCTCTCCCCGGTCGAGCATCCCGACGAGGCGGGCGGCGGAGACGAGTTGTCGTCCGGCCTCTCGGATCTCGCGCGGTGTGAGCCTGATCGTGTGTCGGCGATGCCAGACGCGGGCTCGGAGCGCGTCGATCGTCTCTTCGCTCATCGTCTCGTTCGCTCGCACGCAGGCGTTTAGGTACGCCTCGACGGTGATCGCCTGGCGCTTGTCGTGCGACGGCTGGCCGCTCTTGAGGATCTTCGGCTCGCCGGGCGCGACGTTCAGGATCTCCTCGACGATGACGCCCTCGGGATAGACTCCGTGCAGGCGCCAGTACGCCCACGAGTAGAGCCTCGTCTGCCGGCTGAGGAGGACTTGCTCGACGCTCGACAGCACGCCTCGGAGCTTGAACTCGGCGATCATCGGCTCGGCGGTCACGCCGTCGAAGCGGCCCGAGAATCGGTACCTGCTTGATGATGCGCCAGTGACCCTTCCGGGCAGCGGGACGTCGAACTCGACTTCGGTTGCGACGAGGTCGAGCCGCGGCACGGTCCGCGCGTAGTGGCTGAGGATCGCTGCGAGCCGCTCGCCCTCGGCGAGGACCGGATCAGGGAGTGTGAGCGTCAGCACGACTCCTCCTCGGCGAGCGCATCGGTGAGCGCCTCGATGGACGCTTGGAGGGTTCCGCCGGTGTGCCAGACCTCTAGCGCGGCGTGCATCGCCTTGCCGGACTTGAGCCGCTGGTGCGTCTCTGCCGGCTTGAGCGTCACGCCGCCAGTGAGAGCCCCGGTGTACTGGTAGGCGTGGCGCTGCTGGCAGCCGAGCATCGTCGAGATCTCGGAGTGAGAGATGGTCCTGCTCACTTCGCGCTCCTTCTCAAGATGATTCGGATGAGGCGGACGACCCAGCCTCGATGGTCGTACTCGGCGGCGTTGTCGCGGTCCTGCTCCCAGTTCCAGAGGCGTCTCATGCGACGATCCCCGCGATCCACGGAAGCACCCACACCCAGACAGCGACCGCCAGAGCCGCGGCGAGGATGCCGCCGCAGAACGCTGCGGTCAACGCGTCTCGCTCCTCCTCGCGAGCGATATCGAGGAGGTGCGCGCGATCCGCGCTCACGCGCCGATTCCGCTTTTCGAGGCAACGGATCGTCTCGGCTTGTTCGTCGAGTGCAGCCTCAGCCGCGGCGAGGTACTCGCGCGTCTCGGCGAGCCTGGCTTCGGCCTCGCTGGCTCGCTGCTGGATCGCAGCGGCGACAGGATGCGTCGGCTCGGTGATCCTGATGTCCCACGCCTCGTCATGCGCGGCGCTCACGAGAGTCGCCTCGCGACCTGCAGGATCATCCACGACGAGTCGTAGAGCTCTCCCGCCTCGCTCGGATAGCCGGCTGCGGCGAACTCGTCAGCGATCACATCGACGAGCTTCCACAAGTCGTGGAGGCGGTCTTCGAGGTCGTTGCGATCGAGGTCGTCGTACGACATGCGCGGCGGCTCGACCTTGTGAATCGGGACGCTCACGACGCCCACTCCTCTCCGTACACCTCGGCGTAGAGGACTTCTACGGCGGCGTAGTCGATCTCGCCCTCGCCGTCGCTGAGCCCTTTGGCGTCCGCGAACGCGTAGCGTGCGTCGCTCGCCCAGCACGCGCTGACTGGATCCTGGGCACAGTTGACTTGCGCTTCGAGGCGGTGGAAGATGTGGAGGACCTCGGCGGGAGTCATGACTCGTCCTTTGAGATGTTCATCGGCATCACGGCGCCGCGCGCTCCGACGGATCCGCACATTCCCCACGGCGCGACGTAGATCGGCGCCCGCGCATCCGACGTATCGACAGTGATGACCAGCGTCAAGGTCCCCATCGCCTTCTGGAGGGCAAGCAGATGCCGAGCGTTCACCGCGAAGGTGTGAGTACCAGGCGCGCCAGGGACGGCCGCCCTCGCCATGATTGCTTCGCAGTCAGGATACGGACCCTCTGAACGCTTCCACGTTTCGTGGTGCTCGTCCTCGGTGACGGTCGCGGTCGATTGTTCAAGGTCGATCTCCACATGGGATCGGCGAGCCGCCTTGACGACTTCCATCGGAATCACGCCATCGACCGCGTCCGTATCGACCGGGATCACGACCATCTTGACCGCGTCAGTAGCGATGACGACTCGTTCACCGTCGGCGAATGTCCGAAGGTTCGGGTGTCCAAGCGTCTTGGTGTCGTCGCTACTGACGCAGCGCTCGATCTTGCAGGTATCGGGGATCTTCAGAGTCGCCATTACCACTCACGCTCCCTCGGGTCGAACTCGTCTCCACGCTTGCCGTCATGCAAATCGAGGAGCGCTTCGAGAATGCCGTCAACGTCCTTCGCGAACTCCGAAAGGGACTCCATGACTGCGGTCTCGCTGCTGTGGGGCCAGACCCTCGCGAACTCGTATGCGGCGTTCACGATCGGCGTAGAAGCACGTCGAATCTCGGCGTGTCGCCGCTTCCGAATCCAATACGACTGGGTCTCCAGAAGGTCCCGTCCGTAGTTGTTGACGCCGTTGTTCCAGAAGATCTTCGTGACCTGGGACAGCGTGAGATTCGGGACGGGCGACCAGTACGACCAGAGCGCTCGCAGGTCGGCTCGGAACTCGTCGCGCGCCCGTGTTACTCGCTTCCAGTTGAGGTCGATCTGCCGGCTCTGATTCAATGCGTTGCCGAGGTAGGACTCTCCTCGCTTGAATCGTTGGCCTCGACCGACGCGCCAATACTGCTCGTGCGTCTTGGCGTCGAGCATGCTTCCGCGACGACAGAGATGGGTGCTGATCTCGATGCTGGCAGCGCGTCGTAAGAGGCGATCGCGCTCCTCGAAATCCATGTACGCGCCCGAAGACGTCGCGACTTCCGTGCTCCACTGAACGGGAGACTCGGACTTGATTGACTCGGCGATGACTTTGGTGGTCGCGGTCATCACGCCACCTGTCCGAGGACGTGGTCAGCGGCGTTGTCGCGGAGTCGCTGGTTCTCCGATTCGAGCTTCGCGACTCGCGACATGAGGAGTCGGAGCTGGATCTGCGCTTCGCTCTGCGCCGACACTTCGGGCATCGGAGCCGGGCAGATGATGACTTCGAGACGAACGCCGAGTGCGGCGGCGAGGCGACACGCCGGGTTGACGGTGAGGGTCGGGCGCTTGCCGCCTTCGATGTTGCCGATGGTTCCGGTTGAGAGGCCGGAGAGAGCGGCGACGTCGGGCTGGCTGAGGCCGATGCGGGTGCGGAGTTCGCGGACGCGGTGGCCGTCGAGGGTGATGCTGTTTGTCTGGCGGGTGCGGCTGAGCGGGCTCATGCGGCTCTCCGACCATTCAGCGTGTCGTGCTGCGGCAGCGAGCCGAGGATCCGACTTACGATCGACCGGCTCTGGTCGATCTCGTCGGCGCAGGCGTACAGCTCGTCGGCGATGCGCCGCATCCGGCTCGCGTGACCGCTGATCGTCAGCAGGTCCGTGCACGCTTTCACGCGCGTCGGACCGGCGATGAGGTAGCGGACACTCCGCCCACCTCGTCGGCTTGGGGCGGTCTCGATCGACCGCACGGTGGTAGCCATCGTCTAGACTCCTGTCTGGGTGCGCCCCGTCCGGCTGTCAGGCCGATTTGGACGGGGCGCTTCTGTTTCCGGATGCCGTCCGGCCGGTCCCATAGCGACAAGCGCTCGGGGTTGCATTACCGTCGTCTCCCATGAGGAGCGACGTCGATGTTCACGGGCCACCAGCACCTATGCCGCCTTGGCGGTGTCGGGGATGAGTTCGGCTGCGTCGCAGCCGATCGCGTCGGCCAGGCGCACGAGGACGTCCGTGGTCGGGTAGCGCTCGCCGTGCTCGTATCGGATGAGGGTCCGCAGGCCTATGCCCGAGGCGAGGGCCAGTTCTCTTTGGCTCATCTCGACGGCTCGGCGCTGTGTCCTGATCGGATTCCTCTGCTCCATGTGCCGGATCGTAGGACCTAATCCGGCACATGTCAAGCCCGAGTGGGCAGATATCCCTAATCTCGCCTCACATGGCTGAGAACCCGGACGCGATGGCTCGCCGCTTCCGACGCGCACGAGCGTCGTCTGGCCTGACAGCGGATCAGGCGGCGGATGCTGCCGGATGCGCAAAGAGCAGCATCAGCCGATATGAGAACGGGAAGGCGGAACCCGGTGTGCACACCGCCGCACGTCTAGCGAAGGCGTACGGAGTCCCGCTGGCCGATCTACTCGGCATCGAGCAGCCGGACGAGATCGAGTTGAACGGTGTGCGCTACGTTCGCCGCGAGTCGAGCATCCTCACGACGGGCGAGCGCGAGGCTCTACAAGAGCCGCAGCAGAATCGAGACGAGGACCGCGAGCGCTCTTAGCGCCTCCTCCTCATAGACGGGTAGGGCGCGGCGGATCCGCGCCTCGGCGTCCAGGACTAGCCGTGCGTCGTCGAACCCGCCCACCGTGCTCCTCGTCGCCCACCCTCAACGTAGGCTCAGCGAGGCGACTCGGGCGATGCCCCGAGCGAGGGATTCGCACTCGCATTGGGACAAATCGGGTCGCATCCTGCACACTCATGGGCC